TAAGTATGATAAACGATTCAATGAGCCATACCTCAAGCGCTTTGAAGGTAATAGAATTCGTATGCAAAAGGGACTACCTCCGCTTGATGATGCTGAGTACCTAGCAAATGAACAGGCATACGAGAAGACATTTAAGTCTTATGATTTAAATCAGTTCGCTAATCGTGCTTACTATGCTAAGTTGATTGGTGATAATCAGCCACCTAAAGATATTTCAGATAAGGTTGCCCTAGCATACGACAACATCCTCAAGGGTCCAGCCGAGAATCTTACTGCGTTAACTAAGTTCTTTAAGATAAGCGACATTGTAGCATATGCGCTGTCGCCAGATACGATGCTACCTAAGATGAGGCAGACAATTCTTGCTTCACAACTAGGTGGAGAAGCACTGCGACAGGGACTTGGCACTAGCCTAGAGGCTGCAACATTAACTGGAGCAGAAGCTGCTGGTGTGCCGACAAACGTACAGCGTGGAACAATCGGCGTAACCACTATGATGCAGGCTGGTATTACACCAGCGCAAGCAAGAGTTGCAGCAGCTAATGTAGCGGGAGTACTGCCTACCGCTGAGAAACTTAGCTCAATTTATGGTAGAGGTTATAAGCAGTATGGCCAACTTGAAGCAGAGAAAGAGTTTTACCTACAGAACGCTGAAGCAAAAAGAGCTGGAGATATTCTTGCAGCTAGAGAAATCGCAGAGTTCAGCGGAAATTACGGTGGACTTAAATCACAAAAGAGAGCCACAGGCGGCTTAATATAGAATCCTTGATGGACCGACCGGCCCCATCAGGCGTATAGACCGGTAGCAAGAGCCAGCCAAGACTCCCCAACTTGAACTGAGGCTTGCGACTAACAACGATAGAAGGGTGGAGGTTGCTATGAGCAACACATACTGGGACGAAGAAGACGATGACTTGGATACAGAACCACAGTCGTTTGGTGCAACTGAGAGTGACTTACTAAAGAAACTCCGTAAAGCTAAGCGTGCTGATGAAAAGCGTATCAAAGAACTTACTGAGCAACTTGAGGGTTTAACCAAGGTGCAGCGTGAGCGAGTCGTCAAAGAAGTCCTAGAAAAGAAAGGTGTCAACCAAAAGGCTGCACGCCTTGTATTGAAAGACTTGGATGATGTTAACGAGGAGTCAGTTTCACATTGGCTCGATGATAACGCAGACTTGTTTGGAATCAAGGTACCACAGCAAGAAGAGGCACCAATCAGTCAGCAAGACTTAGCTCGGCTTCGCCAGCAAGATGTGCTGACACAAGGTGCTGTGACACCTGATAGAGGATTGGATTTGGACCAACGTCTGAATCAAGCAGGCTCTGCTGAAGAGTTGCTGTCAATTCTCCAGTCACAACAATAATCCGTTCATAGTCATAGGAGACTAAAACTAATGTCAAACCAATATACATCAACCGCGAGCACGTCTCTCGGTGGAACAGTTGGTGGCGCAGGTCTCGTACAGAAGGCATATGACCGCCTTCTCGAGTTCGCTCTCCGCTCCGAACCCCTAATCCGTTCGGTCGCAGATAAGCGTCCTGCCCGTCAAGCAATCCCAGGACAAACCGTCGTACTCCAGAAGTATGTCGATTTGGACCAGGTTACTTCAACTCTTACAGAGACAACTGACCCAGATGCAGTTTCTCTTTCAACACCGACAACTGTCACCGTTACTCTTAACGAGTACGGAAATGCAGTTCTCGTAACCCGTGCACTCGAGTTGTTCTCACTCGCAGATGTCGACCCAGCGATTGCAAACATCATTGCTTACAACCTCGCTGACTCAATCGACTCTGTCGCAATGACAACTCTCCGCTCTGGTTCAAATAACATCTTCGCAGGTAACGCAACTGCTGTTGCTAACGTAGATGCTGCTGATACAATTGACTCCGCTGACATCCGTCGCGCAGTTGCTAAGCTCCGTGCAAACAAGGCCAAGGCTCGCCGTGGTTCCTTGTACTGGACAGGTATTCACCCAGAAGTTTCACACGACCTTCGTGCAGAAACCGGAAACATGGGCTGGAACTTCGTACATGCACAAACCGCTCCTGCTGCAGACAAGATTTGGGCAGGGGAAATCGGAGACTACGAAGGTGCATTCTTCGTAGAATCCCCACGTCTTTACAACGCTAAGTCAGGTGCAGACCAGACCGCTCTTGCTACAACCGCTGTAACCGTTGCAGGTACTTCAGCAGGCTTCACCTTCGGTGTTGCTTCAACTGCTGTTATCGCAACTCGCGCAGAAGTTGGCGACAAGATTGCTGGAACTGGTATCGCTTCAGGTGCAAAGATTACTGCAATCAGCACCTCTGGCTCAACCACAACCTTCACTGTAGACACAGCAAACACTGGTGCAGTTTCTGCAACCACAGTTGTAACTGTAACTCCAGTAACACGTGTATTCGACACAATCGTCTGCGGTGCTCAAGCAATGGCTGAAGCTGTTGCTGAAGAACCACACATCGTTATCGGTAACGTAACTGATAAGTTGATGCGCTTCCGCCCAATGGGCTGGTACGGCGTACTCGGCTTCGCAGTCTACCGCGACGAGGCATTGTATCGCATTACCTCTGGTTCCTCAATCGCTGCTCTCTAGTTGATTGACTGTCGGGTAGGAGAAATCCTGCCTGATGGTGAGTTCATTAGAAAGGGACTTCATGACAGAATGGCTTTTTAAAACCCCAACCGTAGAGGAAGGGCCAGCAGGTGAACACCGTCTGTTCTCGTTCTACAAGCTTGACAGAGGTATCACAATAGTAAAGAATCCAACTGGTAGTTACGCACAGATTCGCTACCCAGTTGACGATAGCCTACTATCCTACCCAGAAGTATATCGTGGTGGATATGAGTACACAGTAGATGACACAACAAAGGCAGCACTCATTGCTGGTGGAGTCGGTGTCACGGAGGATAACTTTACACAACTATGAAACATTGGGAACATCATCCTGAGCCGGTGGACGGCTGCTTTGGGTGTAAGGGCCTAAGCATACAGATGAATGCAGGAGACGCTGACAGTCGTAAGCAGATGACTAACAAAGCGTTTAACAAAGAATTGGATGCCTACAAAGAAGCTAGAGCACAAGGCATTCAACCAGCAGGAACTTCTATGAATAAAATTCAGGAAGCGGTAAAGGCTAGCGAGACATTAGGCCGAGCATATGATGCAGGCAAGATGCCGCCAGCTAAAGCAATCAATAAAAAATCAGCAGCGGTAATGAAAGAACTAGGAGTATAACATGCCAAAGGTAGGCGAAAAGAAATTCCCTTACACAGCTAAGGGCAAGAAGGCAGCCAAGATGTATGCTAAGGCTGAAAAAATGGAAGACAAAGCAATGATGATGAAGATGTCCAAGAAGAAAGCTGCACCAAAGAAAGCTGCAATGAAGAAAATGGGAAAGAAGAAGTAGTATGGCCAATAGTCCAGCAGGGCGCTTTGCTAAGTATGTAGCAAATGTCGCTAAAGAATATGCAACATGGGATGCCAGCAGAACAGATGAGAATACTGGTCAGTTCTATGGCGCTCTATTCCAGGGCCGTCGCTATGACAAGAATGGTAACTTGGTAGAAAAGAAGAAAAAGAAATGAAGAAGGCAGCAGCTAAGAAGAAGGTGGCTAAGGTAATGCGTGAGTTCAAGAAAGGCGAACTCAACATTGGCAAGTCATCCAAGAAAGTAAAGTCTAAGAAGCAGGCAGTTGCTATCGCCCTATCTCAAGCAGGTATGGCTAAAAAGAAAAAGAAGTAATGTCATCGGGTAAGTATAAGCCGCATCGCAAGTTCAATCCTATTCAGATTAAGGATGGCTATGTAGTGCGGCTTAGAAAAGATGGCAGAGTAAAAGCAGTACTAGGAAAGTATGGTGAGTATGGAAAGCAAAAAGCGTGACCCACGCTTAGCTCGTGCAGGTGTCTCTGGTTTCAACAAACCAAAGCGCACCCCCAACCACCCGAAGAAGTCACATGTAGTTGTGGCTAAAGTAGGGGACAAAGTAAAGACTATCCGTTTTGGTGAGCAAGGTGCAGAAACTGCTGGCAAACCAAAGGCTGGAGAGTCTGATAGAATGAAGAATAAGCGTGCATCATTCAAAGCACGCCATAGCAAGAACATTGCCAAAGGCAAGATGTCTGCTGCTTATTGGGCTGACAAGGTGAAGTGGTAATGTCATACACCAAACCTGAACTAAGAGAGCGTATCAAGAACCGCGTACTTGCTGGTACAAAAGGTGGCAAAGCGGGACAATGGTCTGCTCGTAAGGCTCAGATTGTAGCGCAAGAATATAAGAAGGCTGGCGGTGGTTACACCGGTGCCAAGACTAGCAAGCAAAAGTCTTTGTCCAAGTGGACTAAAGAAGAGTGGGGAACGAAGTCTGGCAAGCCAAGCACTCAAGGTTCTAAAGCTACAGGTGAAAGATATCTACCAAAGAAAGCAAGAGAGAAACTCTCTGCTGCTGAATACGCTAAGACATCAGCTAAGAAGCGTGAAGACTTAAGCAAGGGCAAGCAGTTCTCTAAGCAACCTAAATCAATAGCAAAGAAAACTTCGAGGTATAGATAATGGCAACAGGTACAGCAGGTAGTTCATTTACTAGCGAGCTTAATCGCTTGGCTAATGGTGGTACATATCCAGCAATTAGCGCATATGTAGCACCTACTCAGGCTGCTAATGTATATGCAGGAACTACTGGACTAGCCTTGATTGCTGCCCTCAATAAGAAAGCTGATGCCAACCGTCAACCTAACAACTACAAAGCCCTTGGCGGAATCTGCAATGAACTTGCAGGAACAACAGACTTATCCCCGACTGACGCTTTAAGGAGCATTAACCTGTGACAACACTTGGCTCAATGATTGATGAGGTTCTAATCAACCTCTCAGGCTACACATACCAGCAGGACAGAAGCACATACCTGACGGCTGCAGTCACCACATTAACTTCTCCTAGTTCCTCGCCAACGATTCTGAGCCTGGGCTCAACTGACTCAGTAGGTAAGGGTATCATTGAAGTTGACGAGGAATTGATGTGGATTACATCCTTTGACCGTGTAAGTAACACGGCAACTATCGCGCCATATGGACGCGGATACCTAGGCACAACTGCTGCTACCCATGCTGTTGATGCTAAGGTTACTATCTCTCCAATCTTCCCACGCTATGTAGTAAAGCGTGCTATTAATGATACCATTAGAGCAATGGGCACACAGCTCTTGATTATTGGCCAAACCACATTCGTATTCAATCCATCTGTCACAACCTATGAACTGACCGACAGCAATGGCAGCCCACTTAATATTGAGAACATTTTGACTATGTCATGGCAGGACATTGGTCCTAGCCAGGAATGGATTAATGTTCGTCGCTGGACATTTGATTCAAAGGCAGCAGAAGGAACTTGGGGTTCCGGAGCTCAGACAGTCACCATTGGTGATTACATTACAGCTGGACGTACGGTTAAGGTTAACTATGTTACCCAGCCACAAGTCTTATCAAATACTTCAGATGTCTTTACAACTACCACAGGATACTCCGAGACTGCTCGTGATGTTGTAATCCTTGGTGCAGCTTACCGACTACTTACATACCTTGACCCAGCTCGTGCATCTCAGATTAGCCCACAAGCTGACGAGATTGATGCTAAGCGCTCCTTTGGCTCTGCCAACTCCGCTGCTCGTCAAATCTTTGCCCTTTATCAACAAAGACTCAAAGAAGAAATCCAAGCCTTCCAGGGTCAATTCCCAACCCGAGTTCACTACAGCCGATAGGAACATAAATGACAACTCGCCAATACTCGTCCCGTAGCCAGCAGAGCACGCTGACTGGAACAATCACATCGGGTGCAACCTCGATGACAGTTGTTTCAGGAACGACTCTACTAGGTGGTGTGACAATCCCTTCTGGTCGTACCTTTACATTGGTAATCGACCCTGATACCGCCCTTGAGGAAATTGTAGATGCTACGGCGGTTGCTACTAACACCTTTACAATCACTCGTGCAATCGATGGTTCATCAGCGCAGGAACACTCGGCAGGTGCTGTTGTCCGTCACATGGCAATTGGCCGTGACTTCCGTGACGCTAACCTACACGCAGAAGCTTCTGCTTACTACAACGATGGCTCTGGTACTGGACACACAATGCACGGCATTGGTTCAGGCGAAGGTGACGTAGTAGGTACACTTAAGTCACAAACCCTAACCAACAAGACTCTTACAGCACCAACAATCTCTGACCCAACAATTACAGGAACAGCTTCTGCTGGAGCAGTCCTAGTATTTGAAGGTACTACGGCTGATGCCTACGAGACTACCCTGACTGTAGTTGACCCAACACAGGACAACACAATCACCCTACCTAATACAACAGGTACGGTAGTCATTGCTGATGCAACGCAGACTCTGACAAATAAAACCTTGACGAGTCCTGTAATATCGGGTACGCCAGTAATTACAGGTCTATCCTCAGCAGGTATGATTTCATCCTCTGCTACCCCTAAAGATTATGTAGATAGCATTCTAGGCTCAGCAACGGCTGCAGCAACCTCAGCAGCATCGGCTGCTACTAGTGCTGCCTCTGCCGCTACAAGTGCCTCTAGCGCGGCTACAAGCGCTTCTAACGCCCTAACTAGCGCCAACAGTGCATCTACCTCAGCCACAGCAGCAGCCACCTCTGCAGCCTCTGCAGCGACTTCTGCTACAGCA